GGGCAAGTCCGACTTTATGGCGGTGTGGATTCTTTTGAATTGGCTTGCTGCGCCGTATCACACGCTCGGGCTTCTGACCTCGACTTCGATCCGCGATTCCAAGAAGCGCGTTTGGGGCGCGGTGTCCCGCTACTGGCCTTCGATTGCGCCCGTCGCTCCGGCGAAGCTCACCGACACGCCGACTCCGGCGATTTATGTGGTGCGCGACAAGGTTCGCATGGAGCAGGCGGGCGTGTATCTCATCCCCGCGGAAGCAAAGAAGACCAACGAGGTGACGGGCAAGATGCGAGGCATGAAAGCCCCGCGAGTCTTTCTCGCAGCCGATGAGTTGTCGGAGCTTTCGCATTCGCTCCTCGACACGGCGATGTCGAACTTGGCGAATAACGCGGTTCTGCACATTTGCGCGGCGGCGAACCCTGTCAGCTACTATGACCCATTTGGAAAATTCGCGGAGCCGCAAAATGGCTGGGGTTCGATTTCGGTGAACGACGATCGCTGGGAAACCAAGCTGGGCGGGGTTTGCCTGCATTTCGATGCAATGCGAAACCCGAATTATCTGGCGAAAGAAAATCTCTGGCCGATTCAGAAATGGGAAAAGATCGAGGAAGCGGTTGAACGACTGGGCGACGACTCGCCGATGTTTTGGCGTGACTACCGCGGCTTCTGGCCTCCCCAGGGAATTTCCAAAGCAATCTACTCGGAGTCGGAGATTATCAAATTCAAAGGGGACCAGCCGCCGGTCTGGCAGGGCGCGACGACACGGATCGCGGGCGTGGACCCTTCGTTTGTTTCTGGCGGAGATCGCTGCGTGCTGTATGTCGGCAGCTACGGACTCAACAAAGACGGCATCGAGCAGGTATCATTTGATACCTTCCATTTCGTTGAAGACGACGCCTCCTCGAATGAGCCGCGCACTTTTCAGGTGGCGGCAAAGATCGCCGAGATTTTGCGGCGTGAGCGGGTGCAGTCTTACCATCTCGGCGTCGATGTGACGGGCGGCGGCGTTCCGTTTTGCGATGCGCTTTCGCGAGTCCTCGGGAGCAATGATTTTCTTCGTGTGCATTTCGGCGGGTCTCCGAGTGATCGGTCGCTCTCGGCTTATGACGCGACAAAAGCTAACGACAAGTATGTGAATCGCGTCACCGAGCTTTGGTTCGGCGCGAAGGAGTATTTGCAGAATGGGCAGCTTCGCGGCATCGGCCCCGACCTTGCCCAGGAAATGACCGCCCGCAATTTCGAGACCCGCAAATCGGGCGGAATGAAATTGTGTGTCGAGCCAAAGGCGGACATGAAGGCACGGATGGGTCGCTCCCCTGACATCGCCGACGCGGCGTTTGTTTTGTTGGAAGTCGTGCGCGAGCGGATGGGTCTTCGACCTCCCCAGGAGAGCGGCCCCCGCGCTGCCCGCCCGTGGCGCAAAATGATGGGGCGCTTCGATGTCAAGCGCAATTCGTCTTGCCTTTTGGACTGCTAGGTGTAATAATTCCGCAACCCATGGAAGCCGTTGAATACCCGCTGACGATCGAGCAAGGTTCCACTTTTCAGAAGCAATTTCGCTGGAAGGTGGACGGGCAGGTTATGAACCTAACAGGTTACACGGCCAAGATGCAGGCCCGCAAGAACTACGGCGGTGCGGTGGGGTTTGAACTCAGCACCGCGAACAGCCGAATTTTGCTAGGCGGCGCGGGCGGAACAGTCTCACTAGAGATGGCTCCTGACGAAACGGCGGCTCTCCCTGCGGGAAATTTTGTTTACGATTTGGAACTGACGACCGGCGGCGTGGTGAGGAAACTCATTCGCGGCACGGTGGTTGTCGTGCCGGAGGCAACGATTTAATATGGCGGAGATTATCGAAATCATTGGTTCCGGCTTGACCGGCCCCCAGGGACCTCGTGGGTTGCCAGGTTTGAACGGAGCCCCTGGAGCCGCTGGGGCACAAGGAGCGGTCGGCCCTATCGGCCCTATCGGCCCCGTCGGCCCCGTCGGCCCGACAGGATTAAAAGGCGATCGTGGTTTTCAAGGTCTTAAAGGCGATAGCATTACCGGCCCCCAGGGCGAGCGCGGGTTAAAGGGTGACAAAGGCGACCGCGGTATCGAAGGTCCCATGGGCCCCGTTGGCCCCGTTGGCCCGTCGGGCGGACCTGGCCCCGCTGGGGCGATGGGAGCCCGTGGTTTTCAAGGTTTGCGCGGCGATCCAGGCCCCCAGGGCATCGAGGGTCCGCGGGGTTTGCAGGGCGTGCAGGGTAACAAAGGCGATACCGGCGCAGTCGGAGGGCCAGGCCCCCGCGGCTACACCGGCCCGCAAGGACCCCAGGGCGAAGTAAGCAAAGGGTCGGTCATGGCTTTTAGCATCGCTCTTGGAGGCGTGTGAAGCAGCAATACACCGGCCCTTATACTTTCGATGTCGCCACGCGCACGATTACGCTGGCGGGTATCGAGGTTCCCCAGGATCGCCTGGCACTGATCGTCAATTCGACGGTCGGGTTTATTTATCACAATCTTGAACACGAGCCGACGGCGCAGGTTACGATTTCTGGCGGCAACACGGTCATTGTTTTCCCCCAATACAAAGATTGCGAGACGCACCGTGATTCCGACGCGCTTTCGATTTTTTACGACGATGGCGTTGATCTCGGGCAACTCATCAAGGACGAGTCGGACGAAACGCAGGCGTTGTTGCAGGCTGAGTTCGACGAGACGCAGACCGCGCTTTCCGACTTTCGAGCGGAGGTCAAAGCCGAGAGTGACGAGACGCAAGCCTTGTTGCAGGCCGAGTTTGACGAGACCCAGGCGGCGATCGTTAGCACCACGGGCGGAATTTTGTCCGCTGTCGGATACGACGCCATCGACTCGTTCAATGGCGACTACGCAATTTATCAAGGCGGTTTAGATAAGGGCGGGGTCCTCAACATCGTCGGCGGCGTAATAACGGTTGTCAATCCAGGCAACGGGTATTCCGCAGGGTTTGCTAATTCGGTCGGGGGGACGCGGTTTGTTGTAGAAATCGACCCTTCTGCTTTCCGCATGAAGGTTAAAGCGGAGTTCGACCAGACCCAGACTTTACTCCAAAACGAGTTCGACGAAACGCAGACCGCGATTTCAGGCTTTCGCACCGAGGTCAAAGCGGAGTCCGACGAAACCCAGTCGCTCCTTAACGCAGAGTTTAACGAGACGCAGACGGCGATTTCAGACTTCCGCACCGAGGTCAAAGCGGAGAGCGATGCGACACAGACCCTTCTCCAGACGGAGTTCGACGAAACGCAAACGGCGATTGCCGACTTCCGCACGGAGGTTAAAGCGGAGAGCGATGCGACACAGACGCTTCTCCAGAATGAGTTCGACCAGACGCAAACCGCGATCGCCGACTTTCAAGCCGAAGTCAAATCCGAGAGCGATGCCACGCAAACACTCCTGAACCTAAAGCTCGCAGGGTTGATTAACGGGTTCCTGGGCGTCGAGCATATCGTCAAGTATTCGGCGGAAAACGGGGTTGAGGTTGATTTCACCCCTGGGGGATACGGCCCGTCGCAGATTGTGTTTTCGCAGGGGGGCGTTCCGATTAAAACCATCAATCTCACCTACGACGCGAGGGGGGCATTAGTTTTAGTTTCCGCTTGATTTTTTGCTCGTTTAATGTAATAACCACATAACCCGTGAAGCAACAATACAAAGGCTCCTACACTTTCGATGTCGCCACGCGCACGATCACGATGCTGGACATCGAGGTGCCGCCCGAAAGAGTGTTGTTGGTCGTCAACTCGACGGTTGGGTTTGTTTATCATAATTTTGCGATCGAGCCGAATGGTGACATTTCGATTTCTGGCGGCAACACGGTCATTGTTTTTCCCCCTTACAAAGATTGCGACACTCATCGCAACACCGATGACCTCTCGATTTTCTACGACGATGGCGTCGATCTCGGGCAACTTATCAAGGACGAGTCGGACGAGACGCAGACTTTACTCCAGAACGAATTTAACGAGACTCAAGTTGCGATTGTCGATTTCCGCACCGAGGTTAAAGCCGAGAGCGACGCGACACAGACTTTACTCCAGAACGAGTTTGACGAAACGCAAACGGCAATCGTTGACTTCCGCACGGAGGTTAAAGCGGAGTTCGACGATACGCAGACGCTTCTTCAAACGGAGTTCGACGAGACTCAGACGATTCTCACGAATTTCAAGACAGAATTAAAATCCGAAAGCGATGAAACTCAGGCGCTCCTTCAGGCTGAGTTCGACCAAACGCAAACAGCGATTGTTGACTTCCGCACGGAGGTCAAAGCCGAAAGCGACGCAACGCAGGCGTTGTTGCAGGTGGAGTTCGACGAGACACAAGTTGCGCTTGCCGACTTTCGAGCCGAGGTCAAAGCCGAAAGCGACGCAACACAAACGCTCCTCCAGACGGAGTTCGACGAGACCCAGACGGCGATTGCTGGGTTTCGCACAGAGGTTAAAGCTGAGTCGGACGAGACGCAGACAATTTTAGAAGACAAGCTCCCCGACCCCGTGAACGGGCGCATCCCTGTCGAAACGGTGGGGGCTTTTGACCCGACCAACGGGGTGTCGATCGCGTTGGACCACGGCGTTTATGGCCCTACCCAAGCGAGGTTTTCTCGCGATGGGGCGGTGGTTAAGACGATCAACCTAATTTACGACCTCGACGGAAACCTGACTTCCGTGCTTCCGGCATGAGATTTTTATTTAACCCCATCACCTCGCAGTTCAATTCGGCTCCGCCGAGGGAGATCATTTACTCGGAGACGGCTCCCGCGTTCCCTGTGGAAGGGACCCGTTGGGTTAATACTCTGGAAATCCGCGAGTATGTTTTTACTTTCGACGCCAATGGCGCTGGGTATTGGGTGGAAGTGGGCATCGGATCGACCGGCCCGCAGGGCGAAGTCGGCGATATTGGACCCGTCGGACCTGTCGGTCCCCAGGGCATCCAGGGCGTGCAGGGCCCCGCCGCAACGGTAGCCGTTGGCACTGTCTCGACGGGGGAGCCCGGAACGAGCGTTTCGGTCTCGAACGCGGGAACAAGCGGAGCCGCAGTTTTAGATTTTACGATCCCTAGGGGCGCAGTCGGTCAAACCGGCGCAGTCGGCCCTCAGGGGCCCCAGGGCATTCAAGGGCTGAAAGGCGACACTGGAAACGCAGGACCTCAAGGCATCCAAGGGCTTACAGGCCCCGCGGGGCCCGTTGGAGCAGTCGGCCCCGCAGGAACCGCGGCAAGCGTTTCGGTCGGCACAACAACGACTGGCGCGGCGGGGACGAATGCCTCTGTCACCAACTCAGGGACTTCTTCGGCAGCGGTTTTGAATTTCACAATCCCTCGCGGCGAGACGGGCGTAGCAGGGCCTACTGGGCCGCAAGGCCCCGCAGGAACTAGCGTGGTTTTGAAGGGGTCTGTCGCCAACCTCCCCCTCCCCACAACAGGAAATACAGTAGGCGATCTTTATGTCGTCACCGCGACCGGCGACGGGTATGTGTGGGGCGGGTCTTCTTGGAGCAATGTTGGCCCGATTCGTGGGCCCGTTGGCCCTGCTGGATCGACCGGAGCAGTCGGCCCCGCAGGAACCGCGGCAAGCGTTTCGGTCGGGACAACGACGACTGGCGCGGCTGGGACGAACGCTTCTGTCACCAACTCAGGGACTACTTCGGCAGCGGTTTTGAATTTCACAGTCCCCCGCGGTGCGACGGGGGCTAACGGCGTAACCGGCGCAACCGGAGCGGTCGGCCCCCAGGGCCCCCAGGGCATTCAGGGCGTAAAAGGCGACACCGGAGCGCAAGGCCCCGCAGGACCCGCCCCCGCGGGAACCGGAGCGGTTGTCGTAAGTAGCGGAACTCTCGGAACCCCTGTCGGATACGGCACTTCCAATACCGCCAACACACTCGTTCAGCGTGATGCTGGTGGCAATTTTTCTGCAGGCACGATCACGGCGAATGTCACCGGTAATGTGACTGGTAGTGTTACTGGAGGCGTGTCCGGCAACGCAGGCACCGCGACCAAGCTCGCCACACCTCGCACAATAAATGTTTCGGGCGATGTCACCGGCACGGCTCAGAGTTTTGACGGCTCGGCGGACATTTCGATCCCAACGGCGATTACGGCGGGTTCGATTGTCGATGCTGACATCAATACCGCAGCGAACATTTCCGATACAAAGCTCGCGACGATTTCAACGGCGAATAAGGTAAGCAACTCTGCCACCACAGCAACGAGTGCAAATACCGCCAACGCGATTGTGGCGCGGGACACGAACGGGAATTTCTCCGCGAATCAAATCACCGCGAATCTCACGGGCACTGTCACCGGCAACGCCACGAATGTTTCTGGAACGGTAGCAATTCTTAACGGCGGCACGGGGGCGAGCACGGCGGCAGGTGCGTTGGTTAATCTCGGAGCAGCGGCAAGTTCCCACGCGCATGGGAACATTACCAATGCAGGAGCGATCGGAACGACTGCGAGCTTACCGATTATTACTGGCGCGAGCGGCGTCCTCCAAGCAGGGGCTTTTGGAACGGCGGCTGGGAGTTTCTGCCAAGGTAACGACACAAGACTTTCCGACCCTCGCACACCGTCCAGCCACACCCACGGGAACATAACCGATGCGGGCGCGATTGGAACGACCGCGACTTTACCGATTATCACTGGGGTAAACGGGGTCCTCCAAGCGGGAGCTTTTGGAACGGCGGCTGGGAGTTTCTGCCAAGGTAACGACGCAAGACTTTCTGACGCTCGCACACCGTCCAGCCACCCCCACGGCAACATTACCAATGCGGGCGCGATTGGAACGACTGCGAGCTTACCGATTATTACTGGCGCGAGCGGCGTCCTCCAAGCGGGGGCTTTCGGAACGACTGCGGGGAGTTTCTGCCAAGGTGACGATGCTCGGTTTCAAAGTATCCCGTCTGCTTGGACCTCTCGAACCTCTGCCTACACCGCAGTCGCAGGAGACCGGATCAGCGCCGACACGAGGGTGGCAGCGTTTACCCTTACCTTGCCTGCATCCCCCGCAGCGTTCACTGAGATTGTTTTTGCGGACCATTACAACCAGTGGGCAACTCGCAATCTCACGATTGCCCGTAATGGGCAAAACATCGAGGGGCTCGCCGAAGACCTCGTGTGCAATGTCGCCGGATTACAAATCACCATGAGATATGAAGGAACAACCTGGAGAGTATATTTATGAATCTAAGTAGCTTAATACCGCAGCCTGAAAAAATCCCGACGGGGGCCGTTTTACCTTTCGCCGCCAACTCCGTTCCTGCGGGATGGTTGGCAGCAAATGGGGCGGAACTATTAAAAACAACTTACGCCACTTTGTTTGCTGCCATCGGCATAACTTACGGCCAGACTAATGGTGCGGGAGGCGCTGGCACGACGCATTTTCGAGCGCCTGATCTACGCGGATATTTCGTTCGCGGTTCTGGAACAAATAGTGACTTAACGGCGTCAGGAACTTTTGGTGCCAAGCAAGTTGGTTCTTTTCAATCACATACTCACACCGCAACGGCGTCTTCAGCGGGGGCGCATACCCACACTCATACTGATAACTACAAGTTAGGAAATTCAAATCAACAAACTGGAAGCGGAAGTTGGACAGGGAGCAACTCGGACAGAACACTAAATACTTCGTCGGCAGGCGCGCACACCCACACGGTTACAGTCACCGCAACAGGCGGCACCGAAACCCGCCCCGACAACATCGCCATGCTTTACTGCATTAAATTCTAATGAAAAACGCATACTCATTCCATCCCGAAACGGGCACATTTATCGGCATTGATTTTGCTCAAGAATCTCCACTAGAGCCGGGAGTTTTCTTGCTTCCTGCCGGAGCAACTTTTGTGGAGCCGCCGCAGGTGCCCGAAGGCAAGCAAGCCGTCTGGAAAGGCGGCTCCTGGGAAGTTCAAGACATACCTGAGCCAGAGCCTATCCCCGAACCTGCCAAACCGATCATAGACCCAGAGCCAGAACCAACCCCTGAGCCGGAGCCCATGCCTTTGACATGGGACTCAATTCGCGCCGAGCGCAATTTTCTCCTCTCCCAAAGCGACTGGACTCAACTCGCCGATGCGCCACTGAGCCCTGAACAAAAGCAGGCTTGGACCGTTTACCGTCAGGCTCTCCGCGATGTGCCTTCGAGTTTTGCCACGCCCGAAGAGGTTGTGTGGCCGACGGTCCTGTAAAAAATGTTCACTTTTCCCACAAGCCCGCAACTTGGCGATACTGTTCAACTTGTAGATCGCATCTACCAGTGGAATGGCGCGGTGTGGCGGTCGATTCCGGTGACGGGAGCGCAAGGCCCCCCAGGGGCCCCAGGGCCTTCCGGTCCCGCGGGCCCCGCCGGTCCCCAGGGACAGCGAGGCGAGGCCGGACCCGCCGGTCCAGTTGGCCCAGCAGGCCCCGCTGGGGCGAGTGGCGCGAAAGGCGATCAGGGCATCCCTGGCCCCGCCCCTTCAGGCACCGGCTTTGTGTATGTGGAGAGTGGCGTGGCCTCCTCCACTTTGGCCTTTGATGCCGGAACTTTTTGACTTTCCCTAGAACACGCAGTAATAACCCTACAACCCAATAATAAAACAACACTATGGCTAATCCCAATCTCAAAGTAGTTCGCCGCCGCCTCACTGGCGCGGCAGGTGCCCCTTCCGACATGGAAGCGGGACAAATCGCAATCAATTCCGTTGACGAAAAAGTCTATATCCACAACGGCACTTCCGCAATCCCCGTCGCGGGCAAAGGCGAGTTCGTGGACAAAGGCTCCGAGCAAAGCGTCACCGGCAAGAAAAATTTCACTGCGATCACGGTCTCCACGACCCCCGCAGACGCCAACGATGCGGTTCGCAAGACCGATCTCGACACCGAAGTCACTGCACTTCAAGGTGCCATCACGACTGAAGCCGGAACCCGTGAAGCGGCAGACACCGCTCTTGGTCTCCGAATCGACGCCCTAGGGAGCGCCTTCAACTATGTCGGCACTGTAAACGGCGGAGCAAACTCCGGCGCGGCGACCAACCTTGCCTCGCTGACCGAGAAGGACGCGGGAGATTACTACAAAGTAGGCACGGCGGGTCACTTCGTCCTCGCCCCAGCGGCTTCGTTCTTCGCTAACAGCGGAGACGGCCTTGTCTTCAACCTCGCTAATGGAATCGACAAGCTCGACAACACCGACAGCACCGTTGCAGGCACCGCAAACGAGATTTCCGTCACAGGCTCTACCGACACTGGCTACACCGTGGCGATCGACGCCGTTTTCTCGGGTCGCGTTACCGCGCTCGAAACGACCGCCTCGAACCTCGGCACCATGTCCACTCAGGACGCCGACGCGGTCGCCATCACTGGCGGCACGATCAACGGCACTGCGATTGGCGGCACGACTGCTGCGGCTGGCGCGTTCACGACCCTGACCGCTTCCTCGACCGCGACTCTGAACACCCTTGCCAGTTCCGGCGCTACCCTCACGGGCGGCACGATCAATGGCATGGCAATCGGCGGCACGACTGCTGCTGCGGGCGCGTTCACCACGCTCTCGGCCTCCTCGACCGCGACCCTGAACACCCTCGCCAGTTCCGGCGCTACCCTCACGGGCGGCTCGATCGACAACATGGTCATTGGTGGCACAACCGCCGTTGCGGGTTCCTTCACTGCGGTTTCGGCTTCGACAATCAGCGCCTCCGGCAATGCGACCTTCAATGGCAACATTGTGGGTGACGGCTCGACCGAAATCACAGATTGCATCATTGACGCGGGAACATTCTGATCCCAATGGGTTCTAGTAGAGTATCACTGCTCAAAAGCGAGGTCGTGGGGCAACTCCCCACGGCCTCTGCCATGGCCGTCGGCGAGTTGGCGGTCAACTACGCCGACAAGAAAATCTTCGGTAAGCACCCTGGCTCCGGCGCAGTTGTGCAGGTTGCGGCCTCCCCGATTCATAAATCCGCTCACGCAATGGGCGGGTCGGATGTGCTCACTCCTGCCGATATTGGGGCTATCGCTAAAAACATTTCGGACTCTAAGCCCGTCAATAATATTCGAGCCATAACATCAAGCGAATATGATGCTCTTGGATCACCTGACGCAAACACAATTTATTTTATTCTTTAATTATGCCATCAACAGCCGGACAAGTTTATTTAGGTGACTCATTGATTAACAATTTGAGATTTGATAACACCCCTGCTTGGACGCGACCGACTGCGTGGATTGCTATGCCGACAATTACATCTACCGAACAAAAAGTAGCTGCACTTTTTCTTGTAGGGGATAATGACAGTAATTTTGTTGCTTTTCGTTGCGCTGGAAACTACACAGTTGATTGGGGCGATGGTTTTATTGAAAATGTTGCAAGTAATGTCACAGCGCAACATAACTATGTGTTTAGTAATCTCTCGGCATCAACAGAAATTGGGCCTGTTGATTCTAAAATGCGGCAGGCAATGATTGTCATAACTCCGCAAGCGGGACAAAATCTTACGTCTATTCAGTTCAATTTCAAGCACACATCAGTTAATGCAACACAATATACAACACCAATTCTTGAAATTACTCTATCGGCTCCAAATTGCACAACATTGCTTATTGGAGGAACAACAGGGAATTTAAGGCTTCTTGAGCGGTGCGCTATCCTGTCACATAAGGCGACAGGTTTAGCCAATCTATTTCAAAATTGTTCATCGCTCCAAAGTGTTCCTTTATTTGATATTTCGCCTGCGGCAAGCCTTGGCAGTATGTTTTTAGGTTGTGTCTCGCTTCGCAGCGTTCCTCTATTTAATCTTTCTAATGTGTCAAACATAAATGGTATGTTTAGCGGCTGCTCATCGCTCCAAAGTGTTCCTCTGTTTAATACTGCCGCTGCAACAAACATGAGTAATATGTTTCAAAATTGCACATCGCTCCAAAGTGTTCCTCTATTTAATACTGCGGCTGCTACAAACATGAGTGGTATGTTTCAAGCTTGCTCGGCACTTCGGAGTGTTCCTTTGTTTAATACTTTGAATGTATTAACTATGAGCGGTATGTTTCAGACATGCGCCTCACTCAATAGAATCCCTTTATTCAATACTCCGAACCTAACAAATACGAGTATCATGTTTCAAAACTGCACATCGCTTCAAAGTGTTCCGTTGTTTAACACTGCGCTCGTGACAAATATGAGCAGCATGTTTCAAAATTGCGTTTCACTTCAAAGCATTCCAGCCTTTAATTGCTCCAGCGCAACAAACATGGCTTCTTTTGCTTCAACTTGTCAGGCACTCAAGCGTTGCCAAGCAACAGGAATAAAAGCTTCTGTATCATTTGCATCCTGCACTCTTAGCGCAAGTGCGCTAAATGAAATCTACACCAATTTAGCAAATTTAAATTCTTCGCCACAGCAAACTATAACTGTCACAGGAAATTATGGTGTAGCCACAGACAACCCCGCAATCGCAGCACCCCCGGAAAAAAATTGGAATGTTGTTGGATAATTTTATGGAAAACACATCTGGATTTTACAAGGAAGAAAAAGGCGAACTGATTTATGGCCCAAATTTTGTTTTGAGCAAAAATTTTGAACTCCGCAAAGAAACGCATGATCAATATACATACCCGGTAGGCGGGTTCTATTGGTTTGATTCCGAAACTGAAGCAAGGGCTTTTTTAAATATCTTCTGAGCAATGAACGAACTCGCTAAATACTTTGACATCGGGCTTAAAATCGCCAGCACCGTAGCGCTCCTCGCCGTTGCTCTGCTTGGAACAAAATTTGTTACTAAGGAGGAGTTTACGGCGGCAAACACTCGCATCGAGAAGATTGAGGCTGTTTTAATCAGGATGGAGCAGAACGCAGTCACCGATGCTCGCCACGACAACATTTTGAACGATCACGAAACCCGCATCCGTGGCCTCGAGCGCCGTTGAACCTTTGACACTTGCCCTCTAATCGATGAACGCAATCTACTTTGTCCTCGATCGTCTTTCGGAAAACAGCACTTGGCGCGGCCTCATCCTCGTCGCAGTCGCTCTCGGCGTGAAGCTCGAGCCAGAGATGCAAAACCAGATCATCGCCGCCGGGCTCGGCCTCGTCGGCACGATCAACATTTTCCGAAAAGGAAAATGAACCCAAAACAAGTCGCCGCGACCGCAGTCATGCTCGCGTGGGTTTTTCTGGCGATTAGTTTTCTGAGCGGATGCGTGGCCGTCCCCATGCCTCCCTTCGGTGAAAGAGTGGGCGAAGCCGGAACGCTCCACATCCGCGCCACGGTCCGCTTCGAGCCACGCCTGAGCAACAGCGAAGCCGCCAACCGCGACCTCTGGAACGCTCTTGGTGAGTTCCAAAAAACCCTGCCCGCGCTCAAGGACAAATGATTTCGCTCCTCGCCCGCTTCTTCATGTTGCCACGCCCGGCGCAATCCCCCGCGCCCGCGCCTGAGTCGAAGCCCGAGAAGCCACCCAAAACCTCCGGCCTCCTCAAGCCCGAGCCAAAGTTTTACCAACAGACAAACAAGAAGACGCCCAACATCTCAGCGGGCCGCGTCATCAAACCGACGCACATCGTCCTGCACCACACCTCCGGCGCTTACGCCGGATCCGTCTCGTGGTGCTGTGATCCGGCCAGCAAAGTCAGCTACCACTGCATAATCGCCCGCAACGGCAAACGCACGACTCTCGCCCTCCCCACCCAGCGAACCTGGCACGCCGGGGTCAGCTCGTGGCAAGGCCGCAAAGATGTCAACTCATTCAGCGTCGGCATGGCATGGGAAGGGGACACCTTCTCGACCCCATTGAGCGAAGACGCACTCCTCTCCGCCGTCGAATATCTCCTCCCCATCCTCCGCGAAAACAACATCCCCCTCGCAAACATCCTGCGCCACGCCGACATCGCCCCCGGCCGCAAAGACGACTGCTCCCCAACCGCCCACGCCGCGCTCCTAGCGGCCCTCAACCGCGTCCTGTAATGGCAAAAAAACCAGCCCCGCCCAAAGACCGCGAGGCCGTCATGCTCCAAGCCCGCGCCCTCCTCGCCGAGCATTTCGCGCATGGCATCTGCGTGGTGTCTTGGGAGGACGAAGGCACCACCTACAACATGGATTTCAAATTTGGCAATGACTACGCCGCCAAAGCCCTCGCCCGCGAAGCCGAAGAACTTCTCTGGCCCCTCGAGGAAGAAGAAGAGGAAGACGAAGAAGAAGTATGAAGGCCACGCTTGAGTTCACCCTACCCGAAGAACGCACCGAGCACATCTGCGCGGTCAAGGGAATGGACACGATTTTAATACTGGATGACCTTCTTAACGAAATCCGCGCCTTCCTTAAACATGGCAGCGGAGAATTTCGGCAATGGCGAGACGACGAAGGCGAGACCCGCACAGGGTGCGACGCCACGCTCGAAAAAATCCGCTCCTACATCTGGGAGTTAAGAAAAGACAACGAGATTCCCGACATCCCATGACACCGATCCGAAAATGGAAAAAGTGGATGGCTGTCGGATGCTCACACGGCGAACTCATCTGCCCCGAAAGCCGCCGCGCTGTGCTGGATTTTTCCAAGAAATTTCGCCCAGACTTCCGTGCGCATCTAGGCGATTTTATCGACCTCGCCGCCATGCGCGGTGGCGTCGCCTCCGATGTGGACAGCAAAGACCGCGCTCGCAACATCGCCCAAGATGTCAGCGAGGGGATTTCATTCCTCTACGAATTTGCTCCGAATGTGATCATGCTCGGCAACCACGAAGCCAGACTGAGCCGCATGGCAGAATCCCCCAACGCCGTCCACGCCCACGCCGCGCAGACCGTCCTCAACGAACTCGGAGACTGCGCCAAAAAGCTCAAGGCGCGCATCTACCCCTACCACAATTCAAAAGGCGTCCACCGCCTCGGAGACCTCGCCATGGTCCACGGCTATTCCTGCAATGTGTCTGCCATCCGCGACCACGCCGAGACCTACGGCAAAGTCATCATGGCCCACCTCCACCGAGTAGGCATCGAGCGCGGCCGCCGCATCGATTCTCCCACCGGCTACTGCCTCGGAGCGATCTGCAATCTCGACATGGACTACAGCTCCACCCGCCGAGCGTCATTGGCCCACTCGTCTGGCTTCGCGTGGGGCTACTTCACCGACAACTCAACAACCGTCAACCTGTGCGAAAGACAAAAAAACCAACCGTGGCTTCTGCCGTAGAAAAAGCCTGGGGCGCCTTCTTTCAGTCGACGGCCGCATGCGACCCCTCTGAACTGAAAAAGGAAGGCTGGATGACCAACATGGAAATTTCCGAGCTATCAAAGCTCAAAGGCGAAGCCGGTCGACAGCTCGCCGACAAAGGCGTCCGCTCTGGCGTCCTTGAAAAAAAAGTAGCCAAAATTTTGATCAATGGCCGTCGAGCCAATGTCAATTTCTACAGGCCTCGGGCAACACCGGGCAACACTCCCGCAAGTCATTGAAAAACAAAGCCAAGAAAGCGACTTAAAATCCGTTTTCGCGAAAGCGGAGTGCGGGTTCAAGTCCCGCCGCCGGCAGAGCGAGTTGTGACGATTTGGGCTAGGTTTTATGCGGGTTGGCGGGCGGTTGGCTTCTTGAAACTACAGGCGGGAAGTGGTGGCTACTGGAAGAAAATAGTTGCGATTTCGGGCAACACGGGCAACAAGTGGGCAACAGACCATGAGTGCCTTTCTTGTCAGTCCATACCCGCAGCGGCCTTCGACGCCTTGGAAGCTGACGATCCCGCAGAAAATTTTTGGGAAAAGGATTCGCCGGTTTTATCGCACCGAGGCGGAGGCTTGGGCGGCGGGGCCGGGGCTGGTGGAGAAACTTCAGAAGGGTGGGACGGATTCGCTCTCGGAGGAGCAGGCGAGGGGTATGTCGATGAAGTCGGCGGTGCGGGATTATCTGGCTTCCAAAACGGGGTCTTCGGAACGGCATCGTGAGAAACTTGAAAAAATATGTGGGGAGCTTTTGGATGCTTTCCCTGGCGCGGTGGCGGCGGTCACTCCGATGCAGGCGGCGAGGGTCTTTGCCAAGGTTCAAGGCGCGCCGACGACGCGGGCGGGGTGGCATCGTTACGCCTCCGGGTTCTTTCGGTGGTGCGTTGATATGGAACTTCTGGACCGAAATCCATTTCGCCGCGTCGTGGCGCCGGAGGCTGAGAGTAAAAGGTCACTGATCTCGGCGAAGGAACTGCGGGCGATCTTAGATGCGGAGATGTCGGATGCGCTGCGCGCTTGGTTTCTTCTCGGTGCCTTTGCTGGGTTGCGGTCCATCGAGGTCCATCGAATGCGGTGGGAGGATGTGGACCCGAAGACAGGACAGATCGAGGTTCGGAGGGAGGTTTCGAAACAATCCTCGGGCCTGCCGGAGCGGATCGTGGATTTCACGGAGCCGCTGGCGAGGCGGAAGGAATTTTTCAAAGGAAAATCGGGGCTGATTGTGCCTCCGAAATCTCTCCGGCTTTATCGGGAGCGGGAGGCGCTGATCGAGCGGCTGAACAATGAGGGCGTGGTGCCGTGGGCTATGCTGCCAGAGAACGCACTCCGCCATTCTTTCGCTACCTACCACCTCGGCCGATGCCAAGATGCGGGCAAGACCGCGCATCAGATGGGGCATTCGTCAACGGCTCTGGTTCTCAAGACCTACGCGGTGCCGTCTCGCAAGGCGGACTGGCGGGCTTGGTGGAGGGTTTAGGCGGACAGGTCGATTATTTCGCCTTGCCACCCTGGAGGGAGATCGCAGTTTGGTGAGTTGACAATCCACCATCGGAGGTCACGGATTGTGGGCGCACAATATTCGCAGACGCGCCCTGGGGGAGGGGCTGTTCCTTCGATTGGTGCCTCTCATAAGCTGCCCGGTAGTGGTAGTCCCACGCGAGCCTCATGCACTTACGGATGGCTTGAGATGGAACCATGTCGGTATGGTTCACTTCAAACTCGTAACGGATAATTTTGGACAAAATATCTTGGCACTCCGGGGTCAAGCTGACGCCCGGTTTTTTCACTTTTTCGCTGTCTGTTTTTTTGTGCCGACCCACAACGAAAACAATGTCAGCGAATAGGTGCACCCTTGCAACCTATATTTTTTATTCGGTGCACCAAAAAAATATTTTCGCCCGCAAACCTTGTCCCCATGCGGATGTCAATAGAAATCTTCGTATGGGGAGAACACCCCATTGACTTTTTTTATTGATAAAAGTGCACCGAAATAAAAAAGTGCACCGCATGACAGCGAGCAACAAAAAACAGGGAGCGTGTTTCCCGATTGACCTCTGGCAGGAGATCAAGCGGGAAGCTGAAACAAACGACACGACACTGAGCAAAGTGATCGTTCAAGCGGTCCGCGAAATGGTGGATCGGAAAAACAAACGGAGGGCGAAGAAATGAACCTCTCCGAGACTTTCATCGATATGGACGAGGCAAAGCGCCTCTCGGGTTTTTCCAGCCGATCGATCCGCGACTACATTAAACGAGGTGAGTTCGCCGCCACGATGCCACGGGGCCGGTGCGGAGGGTGGCACATCGTCCGCCAATCATTTCTTGATTGGTGGGGCTACCGCAACGCATCGACGGCAAACCGCACGACGGTCCCAACACGGAAACGGAGGGCCGCGTAATGAACCTCTATTACTGCCAAGCAAACGGGGTCTTTGGCCGGTTCGGCGATTATGTTTGGGCGAAGTCCCGCGTGGATGCCGAGCTGGATTTTCAGCTCAAGCATCACGCATGGCCGACATCGACTCGGCTCGAACGGAGGGCGGCGTAATGGACTACGAGACCACGCTTCGCTGTATCGGTTACGGCCTCGACTTTATCCAAATCCTCGCCCTGCCGGTCTTGTTGCTGGCGATCACTTGGAGGCTGGCACGATGAGCCGCTGGACCCCCGCAACGGTGGAGCTGCCGGATGAAGACATCGAGGTCGTCATCCACACGGCAGACGACGATGTGGCAACTGGCTTTTTGGATGCCGGCGTGTGGAGGTTCACGAATGCGGCCCGCGTTCTGGTGCCGGTCCTTCACTGGCAACACCTCCCCGAGCCTCCCGAGGAGGGCGCGAAATGAGCGCGTGGGAGGCCGTCCTTCTCTCCTCCATCGCCTTTGGGTCCATGTGGGCTTGCTACTGCATCGGCTGGCGTGACGGGCGCATGACAGAGCGCCGTCGCCAGGAGCGCTACTACCGGCGCGAGGAGTTCAACCGCGATTGGGACAACCACGACGACTTCGACTGATTTTGCCTCGCTAGTCCCCAAGGGGGACGCAGGGGACAAGGGGGGCAGCGCATCCCAAAAAACGCTGACCAACAACAAACAAACAAAAGAGTGATGAAAATTGTAAAAGGAAAACAACAGCGGCCACAGCGGGTGGTCATTTACGGGGTCGAAAGCGTCGGTAAGACGACTTTTGCCAGCAAGTTCCCTTCTCCCTTGTTCCTCGACATCGAGGGCGGCAGCAACCACCTCGCCGTGGACCGGGTCGCAGTCTCGAGTTGGAAGGAACTCGGCGAGTGCATCACCGAAGCCAGCCGGACGGATTACGAGACGGTGGTCATCGACTCGGCAGACTGGGCCGAGCGCCTAGCGGTTGAAGACCTCCTCGCCACGAGCAAGAAGCAGAGCGTCGAGGATTTCGGATTCGGCAAGGGGTGGGTGATGGCGGCGGAAAAGGTCAGCCGGTTTTTGACCGCTCTCGATATGCTCATCGATGCCGGCAAACATGTGGTTGTCCTGGCGCACTCCAAAGTCCAGCGCACGGAGCCGCCGGACATCTTGGCCGCTTACGACCGCTACGAGTTGAAGCTCTCCAAGCAGTCCTCGCCGCTGGTGAAGGAATGGGCTGACGAGCTTTGGTTTTTCCGGTTCAAGACCAAGGCCGTTTCGCAGGAGAACGGCAAGGCCAAGGGCATCGGGGGCAAGGAGCGCATCATCTTGACTACCCACTCGGCGGCTTACGACGCGAAGACCCGCTCGGGCCTCGCCGAAGAACTCCCGATGGAATGGGAATCCGTGGCGCATGTTTTTGGGAAACCTGCACCCAAAACCTCGGCGCCTGCCGTGGAGATCATTGGCCGGGAGTCGGTGGCCGTCCTCGAGGACAACGAGGAAGTCGTCAACCTCTTCCTCGTTAGCAACGGATCCATCGCCGAGGGCCAGACATGGCGAGACGCCAGCGAGAAACTGCGCCAGCAGATCGTGGCGCGGCCTGCCGCCCTAGTGGCTAAAGCCAAAGCTCAAATGGAGGTGGCGGCATGATCAAGGAAATCTCCCCTTCCTCCCTGCCGAAGCTCGCCGAGTGCGCCCTGTTTACGAGCGCACCCGGCACCAGCGCGGCGGCGGAGCGTGGGACTCTATTAGACAAAGCCATCAGGGAGCTTTTGGTTGATGATCCCACGACCTACGACGGCCTCGCTGCCGAGGATCAGGCGGTGGCTCGGTGGGGCGTGGATGAACTTCGGACGCTCTCCGGTGGCTACCATGTCGAGACCCGCGAAGAATATCTCGGCATGGAGGTTCCGGGCCTTTCCAAACCCGGAACAGCCGACGCGGTATGCGTTCGTGCTCAGTGGGTGGCAGACATAAAAACGGGAGCCGTCAGGAATTATAGGGAACAATTAAGTGCCTATTGTTTAGCCTGCATGCACGAGCATTTTGCGGACTCGTGGACGGCTCATGTCGTTTATGTCGATCAGAGAGTTAGGCGCACCTACACATTCACGAGGGAGCAAGCCGAGGCGACCGTTTCGGCGGTGATCGCTAATGCCAGCAGCCGGTTAGCGGAGCCGACGCCTAATGAATTTTGCGGCTGGTGTGCTCATGCCAACTCGTGCCGAGCCTTGGTGCGTCAATCGACCGAGGCGCTGGCATTAGTCAAGTCCGACCGTTGTCTTACCGATATCCGCGACCAAATCCTCGCCAATCCGGTCGAGCTATCCGCTTTCGCCGCGAACTGGAAACTCGCCGAAAAGCAGATCGCCGAGCCGGTCATCGATGCTCTGAAGGAACGCCTCGCCGCTGGTGAGGAAATCCCCGGCTGGAAGGTCACGACCGGCGCAGGGCGTCAGTTCGTGGAGGCCGATGCCATCGCTCGGGCCTCCGCCAATGTTTCAAAAGAAACGCTTATCCTCGCCCTCGGCGGGAAGATGAGCGCCGACAAATTTCGCCAGTTCTGCGCCGATGCCGGTGTCGAAGTGGATGAATCCGCGGTGAAAGCAGGGTCACCGATAAACACCCTGCGCCAAATCAAATCCAAAAAATAATATGCCTACCTACAAACAATCCGAACCGAAACCCGTCTATTTCGTCGAGCCGGGAACCTACAAAGTCGAAATCGTCAACGCCATGGAGAAGCTCTCCAAGGCCGGAAACCCGATGATCAAACTCATCTGCCGAGTCGAGATCGGCGAGGGTGCCAAGGGGCCGGAAGTGCATGAGCACCTGACCTTCACCGAAAAAGCGGGGTGGAAGATTGACCAAGTGCGCGAAGCCTGCGGGTTCGCCGTTATCCCAGGCGAGGACATCGATGTGCAGCCCGAGGATTTCATCGGCAAGACCGCCACGGTCGTTCTTGGCGAGGAAGAGGGGGCCGACTCCGGCCATCGATTCAACACCCTCGAGCGCTGGATGTCACCCAAATCCTCGGCCCCCGCGCCGAAAGCCAAGCCCGCCAAAGAGACGGACGATATCCCGTTCTGAGGATTTGATCTTATGATTACGCTGATCCCAACAAACAAACTTAAACCGCATCCCAAAAACCCGCGTCTTGTCATGCGGGAGGATGTCATTGAGTCAATCAAAGCAGGGCTGGCGGATGGGTTTCACCCGTCTTATGCCCTGCAAGTCTGGCCACAGGGAGATGATTACTTCATTCTCTCCGGTCACCACCGAACCGAGTCAGCCCGCCGCCATGGCATTCAAGAAGTGCCTTGCTTCGTGCGGGAGGACTTGGACGAGGACGAGGCTTACATGGTCCTTGCTACGGCCAACGCGCAAGGCGAACTCTCGCCGCTCGAGATCGGGATGCACGCTCTGCATTATGTGGAGAAGGCCACGGGTGGGCGAGGGCAGAAAGGCGGGCTGTCTGCTTATGCGGAGGCTGTTGGAAAAGATGTGAGGACTCTTCGAGCAAATCGAGATGCTGCAGAGGTAGCCGTAAAGATAGGGGATAACCCCCACCTTTTGAAAAAGTCAGATCACCTTGCTGCGATTCACAAACTCCCGGAGGATGCTTGGGGTGTGGCGGTCGATGCGATGCTCAAGCAGGAGCTTTCGGCCAAGGACACACAGAAGACCGTGGAGGATGCCTTGGAGGCCGCGAGCGAAATCCCAAAAGCCCAAGCCGAGCGGCTCCACGGCGTAGAGGCCCGCGTGATGGCTGGCAAAGTCCGCCGCAAAGGAGTGCGCGACCTTGTGGCAATCCTTTCCGAAATTGATGCCCTCGAGGAGCAGGTTACTGAGGGGGAGCTAACGAACGAACTGAATCCGCCGGCAGACTGGTGGGATATTCGGGAGGTTAGCGCATACAGGGACGAGATCGCTGCGGTCGTCGCAGAGGCTATGGCACTCAGGCCGACCGTCTACCGCACAGATGCCCTCTCATTACTTGGCACGATTGAGGACGGGAGCGTGGATTTAATCATCACCGACCCACCTTATGCGACCGACATCGAGGACATCGCCGCATTTGCCAAGTCATGGGTGCCGGTTGCCATGCGCAAGCTCTCAAAGACGGGCCGCGCTTACATTTGCACGGGAGCCTACCCAGCGGAGTTGGCAGCCTATGCCACGGAGTTGCTTGCCATCGAGGGGCTCAATGTTGGGGTGCCGTTGGTTTGGACCTACAACAACACGATCGGGCCAGCGCCAACACATGACTATAAGACAAACTGGCAATCCATCTGGCATGTCTACCGTGAGGACGCACCGCCGATCAATTCGCCGATCCTGACAGAGAAAAACACCGTTCACACGATCAGCGCGCCGGACGGCCGGCATGACGGGCGACTTCATGCCTGGCAGAAGCCGGACGAGTTGGCGCAGATGCTCATCCGCCATGCTTTGGCAAAGCCGGGGGCCACGGTGGTGGATCCGTTTTCTGGCACAGGCACATTCTTGGTGGCTGCATCAAAGGCCGGCCACAAGGCAATCGGCTCAGAAGTCTCCGAGGACATGATCAAAATCCAAGCCGGAAGGGGGATCCGTCATGAGTGACTTTGAGCAGGATAAGAGTTGGTCCGAGAGGATGCTTGCGGATGTCGTATGGCCTGCAATCCGTGCCGCTTACGGTGGTGCCAACTTGCTCTCTGTTGAAGGCGACTTTGGCGTTGTCTCCAGACAGATGGATATGACCTCAGGCATTGATGCTTTCATCATGGGTGAGGCAGGGATGCAGTCGATTGCCAGCAGGGTTCAGCGGTGTAATCCGGCCAATCCTTGGAACACTTTCACAATTAGAGCCGCGAGAAATACCAGAGCAAAAACAGAATACGAAAAGCGAATAATTGCTCTCGATAATGAGTCACTTCTGCCGATGGTTACGATGCAGGCGTATGTTTCTGGTGATGAAAAATTCGCATCTGCTTCAGCAATAAAGACCGAGCATCTTTATAGGTTTATTAAAGAACACCCAGAAAAGGTAAAAATGAACCGCGCTCCTAACGCGATTTTCAAGTATGTCTGCTGGCGTGATTTAAAGGCTTGGATGATTTCAAAAGACATCCGAGGTAGCATGCGGGTTTTTCATCTGCAAGCGGAGTTCAACGAGTTGGTCAACTGACATGACCCAAGACCTCACCCTCCGCCTCTCTATCTGTCTGAACGACTGCCCTATCGGGCCGCGCATTCAACGGGCGGAGCCTCTGCCGACTTATCGGCACACCTACGCGCTGGCAGAACAGGCGGTGGCGGAGGCCGACATGGAGCGGGTGCGGGAATACATCGAACGGAACCAGAACACTATGAAGGGGAAGAAATAATGTGGATACTCCCAAAACAATTACACACCTCGGACTTTGTGCCGGATACGGCGGCATTGAGCTTGGACTGCACCGAGTTATCCGAAATCTGCGCACGGTCGCTCTTTGTGAGATCGAAGCCTTCTGCTGCGCGAATTTGGCGGCAAAGATGGAAGCGGGACTCATGGACGCAGCACCTATCTGGACGGATCTTAAATCCTTCCCATGGGCAGAGTTTCGTGACCGCGTGGACATCCTCACTGGGGGCTATCCCTGCCAGCCCTTCAGCGCAGCCGGAAAACGCCTCGGCACAGACGACCCTCGGCACCTCTGGCCTTTTATCGCAGACGGAATTCGGATTCTGCGACCCAAGCTCTGCTTCTTTGAGAATGTCGAAGGACACATCTCCCTCGGACTCCGAGAAGTCATTGGAGAGTTGGAATCAATCGGTTACAAAACGGCGTGGGGAATATTCAGCGCGGCTGAAGTCGGCGCACCGCACCAGCGGAAACGGGTCTTCATCTTGGCCTACGATCAGAGCCAGCGAATACAAGGACACAGGGCCGATTGGCTCCAAGAGTCACGACCACATGCTGGGCAAGGGCTACCTCTGCGCGGTGGTGACGCAGGATGCGGCGAATTGGCTGACCCCTCAATCGGGAGATGTGACTGGCAGCACGCAGGAAGCCGTAGTGATGTGGGCCAATGGGAAACGCCCCAAGACATCCGACCAGAGGCTACGCACCCAAGTTGCTGCGGAGCAACTCAAGTATGGCCCTCCCGCCCCGGCCAACCCCAGCACGGATGGGAGCCGCCAAGGGTTGTGGCGAACCCCAAGCTCATCAGACGGCGAGGGAGGAGTGATGGAGATGCGGGAGGGCTGTGCGGGGAAATACAAACTGCGGGATCATGCTGCGAACGGGAACAAATCAGCAAAACTCAACCCGCGTTGGGTCGAAACGCTCCAAGGCGTCTGTATGGGGTGGACCTCGCCGAGTTGTCCGGCCTCAGTCATCAAGAACTGGCCGAAATTTGTGAGTGGATGGTGCGCTCTGACAATCGAACAGACGAACTGCGACTCCTCGGCAACGGAGTCGTGCCTGCCACCGCCGAGCGAGCTTTTCGCGTTTTGATAGAGGAACTTTTTACAATGGAAGGACAAGAATAATGGCCGGAGAATGGATCAAAGTAGAGAATCACCTGCACGAGAAGGTCGAGGTGGCGGCGATTGCTGAACAGACCGGATTAGACCCGGATACAGTGGTCGGGAAGCTCGTGAAGGTGTGGGCTTGGGCGTCACGGAATTGTCACGCTGACGGCGTGACAAGTGTCACGGCTCTCCGTGTCATCCGCGAAATCACGCGATGCGAGCAGTTCGACGAAGCACTCGCAAACTGCGGATGGATTCGCATAAAAGGCGAGAAAATCGAGTTCACAAACTTCGACCGCCACAACAGCCAAACCGCTAAAGAGCGTGGACTTGCAACACAAAGAAAGTGGAAGCAACGCGCCAAAGAAGCTGTCACGAAAATGTCACGCCCTCACCGTGACAAAAACGGGACTAGAGAAGAGAAGATAAATAAGGCGTCTGCCTACGGCAGCACGCCAGCCCCCATGTCTCTATGAACGCAATGGAGAAAATCATTCCCATGCCGAAAGCGGCGATCCCTCTCAACGAACCGGCAGAGCGCGCGGCGATTTCGTGCCTGATGCAGAATTTCGCCAATCTGGACGCGATGAGCTGGCCGGATGACCTGTTTTTTTACGAGAAGCATAAAATCATCCTCGGCACGATCCGCAAGCTGCACGAGGACGGGGTGAAGACGGATTTCATGGCGATCATGGCGCAACTCGACGCCACGGGTCAACTCGACGCGGCGGGCGGTGCTCACGAACTCAATGACCTCCACGATGTCATGCCCACGGGCGACTCGGGGACGGCGGCATGGCATCGCGGGGCGTTGATGGATGCGCGGCGTTACCGCACGGCGCTGGCCGCGATCCGCAAGGCGGAGGATTCGTTTCTCCGGCAGGAGGGCGACATCGCTGCCGTGGCTGAGGCGCTCAATGGCGCGGCGGCTATGCAGGAGACGCCCCGCGTGGGCATGAAGCAACTCATCGACGGGTTGATTGCCGACCTGGAGAAGACCGAGCCGGTGGAGACCTTCGGCTCGGGGATCGGCGCGCTGGACCGCGTGGCGCACCTGAAGCGCGGGGAACTCCTGACCGTGGCGGCGCCGACATCGGGCGGCAAGTCGATCATGCTCTTGCAAATGGCGCTCCATGCTCTCCGGGCGGGGAAGCGCGTGGCTGTCTTCAGTCTCGAAATGCCGGCGACTCAGGTCGTGGGGCGGATGCTCTCGGCCATGTGTGGGTTTCCCGTGGGGATTCTTCGGATGAGCAACAGGGAAGGGGGGAAGTCGCGGGGGATGTCGGACAAGTTCACGGCCTACGCGCAAGAGCTGGCGCACTACCCGCTCGAGGTCGAGAGCAACCTGACCGAGTGGGAGGCGATTGATGGGGCGGCGCGGGAGTTAGTGGCGAAGGACAAGGCGGACCTGATCGTGGTGGATTACATCCAACTCATCCACCTCCGGGCGCTCGGATCCAACGAGACCCGCGAGCAACATGTCTCCGAGGTGTCCAAGCGACTCAAGTCGCTGGCCCTCCATCTCAATGTCGCGGTGGCGACGGCCTCCCAGCTCAACGACGACAACCCGCCGAAGCTCCGCGAGTCCCGAGCGATCGGCCACCACTCGGACCATGTGTGGTTCGTGGGAGGCCAGCCCGAGGAGCAATTCCTGACCATCATCAAAAACCGCGACGGTGAGCGAGGCGGGGCCGTGCCGGTCCGAATGAACGGAGCCACGGCGACATTTTCCGAACGAATCTCTAACAATCAAACAACTAACAAATGATCGTCATGCTTGATACTCCCGAGGATTTGGATGTGGCGGCTGGCGAGCTTGGCTGTGCGGTCGAGCAATTACTGACCCCATTAACTCGGCGCAAGCGACAGAAGCCAGAATGCCGATTCACGATAGACAATGGCGCATTTGCAAAATTCAACCCCTCTGGGTTTTTGTCGCTTCTCGAAAGAAATGCCGATGGCGTTGACCTTTGTCGGTGGGTGGCGGTTCCCGATGTCGTGGGCAGTGCCATAAGAACAATCGAAGTTTTTAACCATTGGAAAACCAAAATCTCCCGCTGGCCATTAGCCTTTGTCTGCCAAGACGGGCAGGAGTCATTGCCGATCCCATGGGGTGAGATCGTGGCCGTGTTTATCGGCGGAACGGATGATTTCAAACTAGGGCGCCATGGGGCCGCTTGCGTGAAAGCGGCAAAGGCTCTTGGCAAGTGGGTCCATGTGGGACGGGTGAACACGCCTGGGCGCTTGGAATACTTTGAGGATTTAGGGGCCGATTCGTGCGACGGCACCGGCCTCGCTCGCTACTCGCACATGCGGGCGGCGATTTATGAAAACGCACGGCAACCAAAACTTATATGACAAAGCAAGATCGGCTCAACGCCACATTCAAACTCTGGAAAGACTTCACATTTGAAGCCGCTCATCAACTCACCAAAGTTCCGGTGGGTCACCAATGCGGCCGACTTCATGGCCACAGCTACAAACTTCGGATTCATTGCCAAGGCAAACTCAACCCTGAGCGTGATTGGGTGGTTGACTATGCCGATATCGCTGCCGCCACAAAGCCGATCGTCCAGCAATTAGACCACACCTTTCTCAACGATCACTTTGATTTTGAGACAACTGCCGAAAATATCGCCTTTTGGGTCGCTGGCGAGATCAAGCCGAAATTGGCGTCGGTGTATGCCGTCGAGCTTTTTGAAACACCAACGACATCCGTGTTTTTTGAACTATGAAACTCTACATCGGCATAGACCCCGGCCTGTCCGGCGGTATCGCATTCATCCCAAACCTCGGCGACCCATGGGCGCACAAAATGCCCGAGACCGACCGAGACCTTATCGACCTCCTCAGCGACTCCATTTCGCTGGCCGAGCCTCGGGCGGTGCTGGAGTTGGTCCACTCCTCGCCGCAGATGGGCGTCAAATCGGCTTTTACATTCGGCGAGGGGTTTGGACGCCTTCAAGCGGTTCTGACCGCTCTACGCGTCCCTTACGAGCGAATCCGACCGCAAGCATGGCAGAAGGCAATGGGGTGTCTCACTAAGGGCGACAAGAATGTGTCGAAGCGCCGAGCGCAGGAGCTTTTCCCAACGCTCAAGGTCACGCACGCCACGGCGGACGCGCTGCTCATCGCCGAATACAACCGGAGGACGGCCAAGCCATGAGCTACGACGACAAAGGGTGCCGCGAACTCATGTGCGCCTTCATTCGCCAGACCGTGTTCGATGTCGATGCCAAGACGGATTTTGCGAACAAAAACAAGAACGCCGAGTGGGAACTCCACAAGGCCAGCGCGATCCGCTTTATCCGCTCGCCGATGTTCGTCTCCCTCTGCCGCACCCTTCGACTCCCTGCCGACAAAATCCAACGACGAGCCTTCCAATGAACACATTCACCGCACGCGACGGCGAACCCGCCTATATGCCAGACCTCGACATCGACGCACCCGAGGACATCCTCGCCGATGAACTCGGCACGACGCCCGCGGTGGCCCGCAAGGTCATCGCCATGCTCCAAGCCGCCGAGGTGCGCCAGCAGGCTCTCACGCTCGGCAAGGTCGTCGGGCTTCTCCTCGAGACAAACAACCTGCCGGTCATGGCCAACGCCATCGCCTTCGCGGCTGGCCTCGACCAGCTCAACGGCAAGATGTCCCAGGCGCAAGTGGCTCGGGAGCTAAAGGTCACACGCGCACTCGTCTCCCATTATGTCGTCGGCGTGAGGGATTTCCTATCAGGTAAAAGCCAGACCTTCGACTGCACCAAGTTCCGTAAGTCCAACAAGTCGCGCCAGACCTTCAGAGAGAAAGCGACCGATCCATTCACGGCGGCCAAGGCGGCTGCCATCGCCAGATACAAAGCCAGCAACCACATCACCACAAAATGCAAATAATCGACACCACCATGTTCACGCTCCATGCGTTGAACTTACCCGAAACCCTCACCCCTGCCGAGTGGACGAACATCCACCGCGACATCCTCGTGTGCAAGCGCGCCGCCTCCAAGTGGCTCAGTCAGTCGAGGGACTACAGCACGGCACGCTGGGGCATGGAGTTCTGCGCCGACACCGAGGCTCAACTCGAGCTAGACCTCGGCCTTACATTGACCGAGGAGAAGCCAACCCTCAACCCGGACGATAAGACCAAGGCCATCGTCACCATCGAGGGATTGAGCCAGAAGTTCACCGTATGGGAGAGGAAGATGAGCGATGACATCGGCAAATGGGACCGTGACCGGCTCGAGCGCGCCCTCGAACTCCTCACGCCCATGGAGGCGACAGCGGCACGGATCCGCGGGCTATTGGCATGAGCGACACGCCAGAGACGGACCACCTTGAAGTTCAATTAGCGCAAGCGGCAATGCACTCACATCCGATTTTGTGGGAGCATAGCCGACGCATGGAGCGCGAGCGCGACGAGGCACGGAGGAAGCTAGAGGAATTGGATGTCGCTGCAATCCATTCATGCCACAACGAATGCCAACGACCGATGTGTGTGTTAAGGCGCGAACGCGACGAGTTGCTTGATCGCAACGCCAAGCTGCGCGACATAGCCGACAGAGCACTAATGCTTAACCAAACCCAGTGACCTGCCCGACATGCGGCACCGACACCCGAGTCATTGCAACCCGCGACGGATACAGGCGCAGGCTATGCAAAGCCGGGCATCGGTTCGTCACCATCGAACAGGCGCACGAAACAAAATTCCCATGGCCATCCAAGCCAAAGCGCAAACCATTGAAGAAGAAAAAGAAACCAAAGCAGGACGACAAATGGATCGAACGCATTGAGGCCAAGCTGGCCGACTCCGATTGAGGGGGGTGGCATGGGAACCCTACCGAAATGGTTCAACCATCGCAGTTTGCCAGTCGCTCGTTGCTTTCCTGAGCGTTGCATAATTTGACAGCGTTGCATTGTCCGTGGGAATCACGGAATTAAGCAACGCCTTAGGCATCGACAAGTCGGTCGTCAGTCGCCTCGTCAAAAAAGGCATGCCCACGACCAGCGTGGACGCCGCCCAGGCGTGGCGCGAATCGAACGCACCGCCCCGCGCCAAGCGTGGGCAACGCGGCACACCGCCCCCGGCGCCGAAACTCTCAAAGGTCGCCGAACCTCCGAGAGTGTCAGAGCCTGCCGCACCTCTGCCAGTTCCTCCACCGCCGCCGGTTCACGACAGCGCACCCGAGCCGGACGACGAGGACAACACGCCGCGCCAATCCCTCCGCCGCGCCCGCCTTGCCGAGAAGGTCGGCTACAACGAACTCGTCATATGCAAGCGCAACGGCGGATCGGTCGAAGACATCCGCAAGGCGAACCAAATCTACATCGCCAGCCGCAACAACCGCATCAAGGCCGAGAAGGATTTCAAAGACTGGCAACGCCAGGAAGCCATCACCCTCTTTTTCGACGAAGCGCGCGACATCACGAGCCGCCCGCACATCACCGCCAAGCAGCTCCTCGAAGTCATGCCCAAGACCCTCGCCACCCGGCTGCACGGCCAACCGCAGAAAACCATCGAAGCCACCCTTGCCGAGTGGGCCGACAACCTCACGACCATCATCCGAAAAGCCATATGACCATCGAACACCTCAAAACCTCCGACCTCATCCCCTACGCGCGCAACGCGAAAAAGCACGACGCCAGCCAAGTTGCCAAGCTCGCCGGGAGCATCCGCGAATTCGGCTTCACCAACCCCGTCCTCATCGACAAAGACAACGGCATCATCGCCGGTCACGGTCGCGTGCTCGCCGCTCAATCCCTCGCCCTCGAGACCGTCCCCTGCATCCGGCTCGGCCACCTCACCGACACGCAGCGCCGAGCCTACATCCTCGCCGACAACCGCCTCGCCGAGATAGGCGGCGGGTGGGATGAGGAAATGCTCAAGCTCGAGCTGGCGGATCTTCGTGAGCTTGATGTTGATTTCGACTGCCTCGGCTTTGATGCCGACATGATTGAGGAAAAACTCAACCCGCCCGAGCCAATCCCATCCATCGTTCCAGAAAGCAGCACGCAAGAAATCAATGTCGATTCTTTCAACATGGAACACCGCTGCCCCCGCTGCGGATTTGAATTTGATTCCAAAAAGCCAGAATGAATCCCCACGCCTGGCATCTCTCTGACCTCACTTCCGTCCCGCAGAACGGCATCAAGGTCATGTCCACCTTCGCCTGCGGTGGCGGAAGCTCCATGGGCTACAAACGCGCCGGTTGCCAGATCGTCGCCGCCAACGATATCGATCCCGAAATGGCGTGGCACTACAAGCGGAACATCAACCCTCCGCAATACTACCTTTGCCCCATCCGCGACTTGCTCACGGCAGACTTACCGCCAGAGCTTTTTGCCTTGGACATCCTCGACGGCTCCCCGCCTTGCTCCACATTCAGCATGGCCGGAAGCCGAGAAAAAGCATGGGGAAAAAAGAAGCACTTCCGCGAAGGCCAAGCTTCCCAAGTCCTCTCCGATTTATTCTTCGACTACCTCGATTTGGTTGAACGCTTAAAGCCCAAAGTCGCCATCGCTGAAAATGTGAAAGGCATGATCCTCGGCAACGCTAAAGGCTACACCAAGCTCGTCATGGATCGCTTCCGAGAAATCGGATATCGCCCGCAACTTTTTCTTTTGAACGCTGCCGACTGCGGAGTGCCTCAACGCAGGGAACGAGTTTTTTTCTGCGCTCTTCGGAATGACATTGCCAAGCCGATTTTGAAACTTGCGCCCAAGCATCAATGGATTTCAGCAGGCGAGGCGACGAATGATTTGCAGGTGCTGACAGAAGCAGAAAAAGCTGAAGCAAAGCCTAGACCAAATGATCTAAAATGGTGGGGTAAGACTAAGCCAGGAGATGCCTATTCAGTCGCAGTTATGGAAATAGAAAAAAAGGTTTCTCTATTTCAGCATGCAAAAATCAATGGGGCGTTACCCAGCGTAACTCTTTCTTCAAATATGCATTTATTTACGCATTGGAATGAATGCCGGTTGCTTACATACCGCGAATGGAAACGCCTCGGCAGTTTCCCTGACGACTACGAATCCAAGACCGACAAGATCGGCAAATACATGATCGGCATGAGCGTCCCGCCAAAAATGACAGAGCAAGTCGCCCGCGCTGTGATTGATCAGTGGCTCAAACCATGACCCCCGCCGCCGAAGCCCTGCGCGAACACCTCCGCTCGATCTACGCACCGATTGACCGGCGCAGCGTTACAGAGTGGTGCGCTGACGAAGTGATCCTGAGCGAACGCCAGACGCAGATGCCCGGAGCATTTTCGACACGCCTCACGCCCTACCTCCGCGAGCCGCTTGAGTGCTTCGGCGATGTCGATGTCTCCGACCTCGTGCTCGTCTTTGGAACGCAAACCGGCAAGACCACGATGGTGCAGGCAGGCACGGCATGGCGCATCGTCAACAAGCCGCAGCCCGTCGTGTGGGTCATGCCCACCGAAGGACTCGCCCGATCCTTCTCCGAGACGCGCTGGCTCCCGCTCTTCGACGACAGCGCCACGCTCTCCGCTCAGAAGCCAGCGGACCGGCACCGATTCAAAAACCTCGAGCAGCATTTTTCGCGGTGCTCGCTCGTCTTCGTCGGGTCGAACTCCCCGGCGAACCTCGCCAGCCGCCCCGCCGGACTCCTCCTCATGGATGAGGTGGACAAATTCGCCCGCGAGACCGACCAAGAAACCTCCGCGCTTTTCCTCGCAGAGAACCGCACCAAGTCCTTCGTCGGCGCGCTTCGCGTCAAGACCAGCACGCCAACCACGCCGGACGGCGCGATATGGCAGGAGTTTTTGAAAGGCACACAGGAAAAATTCATGCTCGCCTGCCCGCACTGCCACGAACGCATCGAGCTACTTTGGGAACAGGTCAAGTGGGACACCGACGCGAAAGTGGCCGGCAAGTGGAACATGGCCCGCGTCGAAGAATCCGCGCGCTACATTTGCCAACGGTGCGGAGGCGAGTGGAACGACGGCCAGAAAATCGAAGCCCTCCAAGATGGCAAGTGGCAGGCCACAAACCCCAGCGCCCAGCGCGGCTTTCGCAGCTTCCACCTTAATTCTCTCTACGCCCCGTGGCGCTCCTGCACCTTCGGAGCGCTCGCAGTGAAATTCCTCCGCGACAAGGACACGCTCAACGGCCTCCAAGATTTCACAAACAGCACGATGGCCATGCCGTGGGAGCAGGTCGAGACCAGCATCGGCGACGCCAACATTCTCAGCCTGCGCGGCGACTACACGCGCGGCACCTGCCCGATCGAACCCGCGCACATCGTCACCTGCGCCGACATCGGCCAGGATAAACAGCACTGGACCACGGTCGCCTTCGACGCCAACGGCCAGAGCTTCGTCCTCGACTACGGCACCACGCTCACCATCGAGGATCTCCTCGCCGACTCGCCCCGCCGCATCTACCGCACACCCAGCGGGCAGGAAGTCCGCCCCGAGTGCGGCCTCATGGATTCCGGCTTCGCTACCTTCCGCGTTTACACAGCGTGCCAAGTCAGTGCCGGATTCTGGCACGCCGCCAAAGGCTCCGGCGCAACCTTCGGCAGCCGCATCGGTCGCACCGTCATCGACGACTTTCCCGGCGTCGTGCTCTACACCTTCGTCGACCACGCCATCAAAACGGAACTCTTCATCGACCGCATCCGCAACGGCAAGCCCCCGCTCGCCATCCCGCGCGACACCAGCGAGGACTTCCTACGCGGCATGAGCGGCCAGCGCCTCGTCCCCCGCAAGACCGCCACCGGCCAAGAGTTCGTCTGGAAATCCGTCGCGCAAGATCACTACATGGACGCCGTGAAACTCTGCCATGTCGCCTGGCACATTTTAAAAAACTGACGCATGAAAAAATCCCAACTCTGGAAAATCTATGTAGAAAAAAATCCCAGCTTCGCGGGCGACGGCAACATCACGATGAGCGCGCGCGGCCTGCGCAAACTCTTCGACCAAACATGGGACTTGGCATTCTACGAAGGCGAAGACGATCACGACCCCGCGCCGGTCACCGACTCAAAAGGCGTGGATGACCTCATGAAAATCTTCGGCATGTTCTGACCAATTCGGTGCGTTCACCGATATGATCCCCGAACTTTTCCCCGAACTTTTCCCCGAACCTTTTACCTGAACCGCCCGCCGAGCTAGGTTTTAAGCGGCTCCGCAAGCCTTCAAAATTATTTTCATTTTCTTGAAAAAAAGTTGTTGACGAGAAATCAAGTTCGTGAGATTGTCATCCCAGATCAAAGCCACCACGGCAGAGACAAAAAACCAAAAACCAAAACAAAAAATGAACATCTACGAAATCGGAACAAAGGTCACAGGCGAATACTACGGAGAAAAATACAGCGGAATTGTTGATTATGGCCGTCCCCATACAATGAATGACTCATACCTTCACTTCGTGAAGTTGGATGTGCCGATTACAGTTTTTGGCGCAGAGCGCCAAGCTGTCGTTATTACGAGCGGCAAAGAAAATACCATAACCGCCTAACCCCACCCGGCGCGGGTTCGATCCCCGCGCCACCACCCAACACGACAAAAATGAAAACCCAAAAACCCACCCGCTACAAACTCCGCCAGCAAGACATCGACCCGGACCCCGATGGTTACATTCTAAACCTGCCAGCAGGGTATCAGTTTAGATACGACCCCGGATGCCATGTTCGCGGCTTCGACACAATGAAGGAACTCCGCGATGAAGCTCGCACCGCCGTGATCACTTGCTCTTGCAAAGACTGCCTCGCCTAACAACCCAACCAAAACAAAAATGAAAACCAACGACCGAAGCCTCTACAATTCGCTGGCCTGCCTTGTGATCCTCGGCAAAGAACTGAAAAGCACGCTTGAAGACTTAGCCCTTGCCCTCCAAAAATCCGAACAAATCCTCATCGCCCACAACCTCAAATCCACCCGCTTAAAAAAATGAAAATCCAACTCGACCAATTAACTAATGCACTCGCAGCCGCTATCCGCGACATTGCCGAAAACGGCGTTGCCAAACCCCACAACCCCGCGATCCTCATGGATGGCGACAGCGGTCGCATCACCTACGGATCAGCACTCACTAACATCTATCCAGAGGATCGAGTCCTACTCGACCTCGAGGAGGGCGTCGGAGGCTATGAATGCACTGACGCCAATGACATCGACGCCGTGGCCGCTCAATGGGCCGCCGAAATAATCAACGATCTACAGAGAGACATAGAATGAAAAAACCATGAGCCCCACCGACACACAAATCCGCCTAGCTTGCAGCGTCGATGCAGCAGGCCACCGCAGCGGCCAACCGCTCACGCTAACCGCCACCGGACCTGACAACCTGACGATCCCGAACGGCTACATTGTCCGCCATGGCCTGCGAGTCGGCGCTCGTTTCCGGTCGTTTGGAACAGCCATGCGCGCCTTTGAATTCAAGCGCGAAAATCTCGGCTACACCACCATCGCCACAGCATGAAAAAAAAAACCATCACCCACGGCGGCCCGCGCAAAGGATCAGGCCGCCCCAAAGGAGCGAAGAGCAAGAACGCCAAAGGCCGAACCGCCGTGACGCGCAGCGTCTCCATGCAGCCGGAAAGTTGGGATAAGCTCGACCGCGCCCGAGGCGATCAGTCACGCGGGAAATACATCGAGAGCAAGCTCTGAGTTTCGTCAGAAAAACGACTACATTTTTCTGACATATACCTCATCTGGTATAAACAAAGTATATCTTCGTTGCCGTATATCTCATCGGCCTCGTTGAAAAAACAGGGTCGTTTTTTCAACAAGTTTTGAAGGAAAAAGACATCAAAATTTCCGTCAAAAATATGTTTAGAAAAGACCCCGCGAAATCAAGCCACACTTGAACTGCCGCGCAATTTCTAATCTTTGACTCAACCGACTTCATGCAGGCAGTCGATCTACATATTGCCGTGACAAGCCCCTCTTCCCTTCGATGGGTAATGGGCGGCGGCCGGATCGGGGAGCGCTGGGCCGCTCGATTCACTCCGTAAAACCCGGCGACTGAAAAGGTGCGGCCGCGCCGTCCCTGCATTCCTCCCCCTCCGTGCTCTCCGTGTCCTCTGTGGTCAAACCCATTTTGACACGCCCCCTCGGGCGTGGACCAGCACGCGCAAGCCTTCGCGGGATTTAAATCCTACATCCGAGCCCTCGGCAAAACCCAAGCCGAGCTTCTCGCCATGGCCGCCGATCTCGCCAATGGCGTCGAGGATGTCACGATCACTAGCATCTCGGGCGACGGCACCGCTTCCTCTGGACAGATCGGAATGCTTCCCCGCGAGCTTCGACTTTCCGCCGTCATGGAAATCCTCTCCGAAGGCCCGAACGGACGCCAACTTTTCAACATCGCTGACCGCTCCCGCTACGGCACCGCCATTTGACACGCGCCCTCGGGCGTGTCCGCGAAATCAAAAAAATCAAGTTGGGGTGGAACCCGCCCCGGAGCAGGCCGCCCCCGCAAACTCGACGCCAAAGCCGCCGCGTTCGAGGCCGCCCAGCCCTCTCTGAACCGTGGCTTGATTTGGGTCCCGACGACCGACCCGAAGCGCGAACTCACCGCGCACAGCCGACTTGAAATCCTCAAGGTCTCGCGCTGGCTCTACAACAACGCACCGCAGGCCACTTACATTGTCGAACACCTCGCCCAGCGCGCGATCGGCACCGGCATCGTCGTCCAACCCAAAACCTCGAACACCGAGTGGAACAAGAAAGTTGATCAGTATTTTGAGGACCGCAACTGCGCCGAGGCGTGGGCATTCGACGCCGGGGCACAGTGCAATTTCTACACCGCGCAATCGCTCATCCTCCGACAGGTCGCCATCGACGGCGACTTCTTCGCGCAATTTTTGAAAACCAAAGAAGGCGCGGCTCGCGTTCGTTTCCTCGGCGGCGAGTCCATCGGCGGTGCCGGATCCTTTGCCACCGATTCGCACGACGGCGTCATCCTCGACCGCTACGGCGCGCCCGTAGCCTACACGCTCAACAGCGAAAACGGCCTCCGCGTTCCCGCCGAAGACATCCTCCACTTCCGCCACATCCGCCGCCAAGGCCAACCCCGTGGCGTCTCGTGGTTTCACTCTGCCGCCGCCAACCTCCGCGACATCTCCGAAATTAACGGATTTGTTAAGGGCGCGTATAAGGCCGGCGCTCAGATCGGCTACATGGTGACATCCACTGAAGTCGCCAAGATCGGCCTCGGCGCTGGCATGAAGACGACCAGCAACGAAGTCGGCGACCTCACCACCAGCGACCTCCCAAACGGCATCCTCCTCCCGCGCCTCAAGCCAGGCGAAAAACTCGAAGCATTCAAAAACGACATCCCCGGCCAGACCTACGAAGCCGTCATGCGCGCCCTCCGCTCCGATGTCGCCTTCGCCATCGGCCTGCCGCCCGAAGCCATGATGGTCAATGTCGGCCTCGCCGGAACCGAGCAAAGAGCCGTGCTTGAGGTCACACAAAACTTCCTCGAGCGACTGCAACAGCAGGTCATCGATCAGTTTTGCCGACCGTTCTACAAATACTGGCTCTGGCATGAAATGCAGGCCGGTCGCCTCGAATACCCCGGCGATGATTGGTGGCGGCACGAATGGCTCGCCCCGCGCAAGATCACCGTTGATTCGGGCCGCGACGCCCGCGCCTACAGCGAGCAACTCGACAAAGGCCACCTCTCCCCGACGCGCTACTACAACATGCTCGGCCTCCGCGCCACCGAGGAAGAGGACGATGTCATCGACACCTACCTCCGCCGAAAAGCCAAGTGCGACGCCCTCGGCCTCGATGTTTCGCAGGTCTTCCCAAACTCCCTCCGCAACGGCATCGCCGCCCAACAACCCGCCGAGCCGGATGGAGACGAGCAACCGATTCAACCACCCGCACAACCATGACCACACCCACATCCACCCCGAAATTTTATGCATTGGAAAAATCCGACAACGGCGAGGCAACGATCCATCTCTATGATGAGGTCGGTGCTTTCGGCTCAGGCTCTAAAGAATTCCTCGCCGACCTCGGCAAGCTCGAAGGCCAACACATCCACCTCCGGATTAACTCCCCTGGCGGAAGTGTTGTCGAAGGCACGGCAATCTACAACGCCCTTCGCCGGCACAAAGGCGGTCTGACCGTCCACATCGACGCGCTCGCCGCCAGCATGGCCTCGGTCATCGCGATGGCAGGCGCTCCCGTCTACATCGCCGACAACGCCCTCCTCATGATCCACAATCCGTGGACCGTCAGCATGGGCGACTCGGACCAGCTCCGCCGCGAAGCCGCTCTCCTCGACAAACTCAAGGACTCCCTCCGAAACGCGTATGTCCGCAAGACCGGCATGGAGGCCGACCGCATCGCCCAGATGATGGACGAAGAAACCTGGCTCGACGCCGTCGAAGCCGTGGCCCTCGGATTCGCCGACGCCATCGAGGAAGGCGTCGCCGCCGCAGCCACCGCGACACCCGCCCAACTCCGCGCCCGATTTGACAAGTTTGCGCAGGGCATGACCCAGCAGCCTGAAACCCAAGAGCCCACCGCTCCCGAAGTCCTCGACACCGTCGTCAGCGAATCCGCTCCCGAAGTTGTCGAAACTCCCGCCCCCGAAATCGTCGAAGATGCCGCCGTCCCTGCCGATTCTGTCGAGCCAACACCCGAGCCAGAGCAACCCGCTCCCGCCGAACCACAAGCTCGCGCCACCGCAGCCGACGCGATCCTCGCCAAATACAACGAAGTGATCGCCCGCGCCGAATCCGCCGAAGCTCACGCCAAAGCCGTTGAGTCCAAACTCGAACTCGTAAAAAGCGAACTCGCCACCAAGTGCGAAGACCTCGACCGCCTCGAGCGTTCCCTCGGCCTCTCGCCCGCCCGCGTCGTCCCCGCCGTCGACCAAGTGCAAGACTCCGGCTCGATTTACGACCAATGGAAAAGCGCCAGCGGAGCCGACAAAACCCGAATCTTCCGCGCCAACCGCAAAGCCCTCGAAGCCCACTCGAGACTGCACGGCGTTTGACACCCCACCAATCACCGAACCCAACCACCTAATCCAAACCACCCACTAATATGGCCACCACCATCTCATCCGAACTCAAACTGAATGTCGTCCTCGACAGCGCCCTCATCGCGCTCCGCGAGGCACTTCTCCCGATCAACTCCTTCTCGACTGTCTTCAACAGCGTTCCGCTGCAAGGCACCGACAAAATCTCGGTTCCGTTTTTCCCTCTCGCCACTGACGCGACGAGCGACTTCAACGGCACCTACGCTTTCGGCGACACGAACGCGATCAACAGCCGCGAGATCACGGTCAACAAGCGCAAGTATCAAGCGCTCTCGTTCACATCGAGCGAACTCGCCCGCCAGCCTTACTTCAACCCCGAGCAACTTGGATTCTTGAAAGGCCGCAAACTCGCCGAGGACATCCTCCGCGACATCCTCTCGATCGTCACCCTCGCCAACTACGGCGCGGCGATCCACACCGGCGCGGCTTCCGCGTTCGACAGCGAGGACATGGTCAACATCAAAACCGCGCTCGACCAAGCCAAATGGAGCAAGTCCAGCCGCGTGATGATCCTCGACAACTCCTACGAAGGCGCACTCCTCAAGGACGCCGGCATCAAAAACGCCGCCGCAGTCGGCAGCGCCACCGCGATCCAAAACGGCCGCCTGCCACAGATCGCTGGCTTCGATGTTATCGGAACCAACTTGATCCCCGGCAACAGCCAAAACCTCGTCGGCATGGTCGCACTCCCCGAGTCGATCTTGGTCGCCTTCTCGCCCATCCAGCCATCACCCGGCGTGCTCAACCACCTCACCAGCTACGAGACCGCCGTTGATCCCGAGACCGGCTTGACCATCGAATACCGCGCATGGGCTGACCCCGACACCGACACCGAGAAGCAAGTCCTCGAGGTCAACTACGGCTACGCCCTCGGCCACGCCGCCGCCCTCAAGCGCATCGTCAGCGCCTAAGCCTGATGCGCCTAGCAATCACGCTCACTCGCACCGGCGACACTTGGCAGGTCAAGCACCTGCCAAGCGTCCCGCTCGGCGAGCAGCTCGCAGACTTCAAAGCCAAGCAAGTCGCCGGCGAGTTGACCGCAGACGAGACGCTTGTCGTCTCCCTCGGCGACACGCTCAAGCGCCACATCTGCAAAGCCAAGCCAGCTCCCGCCGTTGAGGTGGAAGCCGAAGAGTCACCCAAGAAAAAGAAGTAATTCCCGCAAAGCGCCCGCACCGCGCTTCTCGCCCGCAAAAGCCCTCGCCGTTCTCACTCCGGCGGGGGCTTTTCTTTTGACACGGCCCCAGTGTCGTGTCGCCCGCATCCCGCAACGCCCTCGCTCTCCGCTCTGCGCAACTGCGCCAAAGCGCCCACGGCACCGCGGTCAAGTTTCGCCAGGCTGAGATCCGCGTCTGCCTCGCCCCTGTCTCCATCGGCCTCGACCTCGAAACCGGCGGCCTCCGCCAAGGCGGCGAGTTCTCGATCCGTTTCCTTGCCGCCGACCTGCAAAGCCCACCGCGCCGAGGCGAAGCCGTCACCTTCAGCGCCAAGACCTATTTCCTCTCGCAGATCTCCGAAACCCACGCCCCCGGCGAATACCTCGCCACCATGTCTCCAGGGGGTGCCGCGTGAACATCCCCGTCGAGTCCTCCCTCGCCGCGTGGCTCCGCAGCCAGCCAGCCTTTGACGGCATCCCGGTCCACACCGGCCAGAGCGCCGAGACCATCCCTCAAGACCAAAGCGTCCTCCTCGCCGGGTGCGAATCCACCGAAGCCGTCGCCCGTGGTTTCTACAAAGCCACCGCCTCGATCGTCCTCGTCACCCCCTCCGTCATCGAAGGCTCCCTCGAAGCCCACGCCGCCCTCGCCGACTCCCTCCGCGCCTCCCTGCTTTCCGCCACCGATCTCGCCGACGCCTTCGCGCCCGCGCTCACCCTCGCCGGAGCCGACCTCCGCAGCGTGGACGACAGCCAATCCGACGGCCGCTGGGTCACCACCGCCGCTCTGACGCTGGCCTTCACGGCCTCCGGCATTTGACACGCGACCCCTCTCCGAAACCCGCAACCACCAACCAACTCACCACCATGGCCGCCACACTCTACCGCTCCACCGCAGTCAGCTCCGCCGAATACGGCACGCCCAATGTCACAGGGCTCATCGTCACTAGCTTTTCCGTCAACGAAACCGCCGCACTCTCCGAGGTCAAAGACGACCAAGGCGGCGTCGTCGCCGTGGCGGTCGCCGAGCCCATCCAAGAAATCTCCATCGAGGGCATGCGCACCGGCACCTTCTCCGCTTCGGTCGGCAGCGCGTTGACCATCACGATGCCCGCCTCCGTGGATCTCGGCGCGACGACCATCGTCACCGGCCTCACGAGCAACTTCGCCGCCGAGCAGTTCGAGACCGTCTCTCTGACCGCCCGCTCTTACCAGACCACGATGACGGCTTCCTAAGCCCACGCCCGCACCCAGCGCCCGGCGCGTGTGATTCACCGCGCCGGGTTCCCTACGAAAAATTATGACAAAACCTCTGGCAGTTTTTAGCACTCGCGACCTCAAGCTCGCGACGATTCTTT